GTGTTTTAAACCAATGTTACCAACAAGACCGCTTTCTAATAATGCACCCATTTTAGTATTTGTTTTTAAATTTTATTTTTATTTTATGATGTTCATTTTTGACATCAAGTCCTTCATTCTTAAGAATTGAGGATTTTCGTAAGTTTTAGACTCAATCAAGTTAGCTGCTGAACCTGAAGATGGAGTTCTTTCCATTTTTTCTTGTAAAGATTCTTTTACAACTGTTGCACTTCCTTGAGTAGATAACTCGTCTTTTATTGTTTTATAAAGAGATTTAGACTCTTTTAAAGATTCAACGGAATCAAATCTTCTTAAAATGTTGATTTTCTCATTTTTAGTTGTTGAATGTTCTGTGAATAATCTTGTAGCGTATGCTAAGTTTGAATTAAACACTGCAACTTCATTTAACTTACTTCTGAAAATATTTAAAGCTTTTCTATACTCTTCGTTTCTTTCTCTTAGTGTAGTAAGTTCTTTCTCAACGTTTTCAACTTTTAAGTGACGTGGTGCAGCTTTTGGTTTATCTAAACCATTTCTACCCCATCTTTTTCCATTACCTAATGTTCTTGATGCTTCTGAAGTTTCACCGTCTTGTTTAACAGTTTTTTTCATATCCATCTTTTTACCTTCTTTGTATTCGAATTTAGCTTTACCCATTCCAACACCTTTTGGTTTTACAGTCATAGAACCTTCTTTGGTTTCCATTTTCTTACCTTCTTTGTATTCGAATTTAGGTTTACCCATTCCCATACCTTTTGGTTTGAATCCTTCTTTTGTTTCTGATTTTTCAACATCAGCGTTTTCGTTCCAGCCCTCAGTGAATTCGAACTCTTCTTCTTCAGATTCTTCAAGGTCAAAGTTTCCTAAGTCTTCTAGGTCGTCAAGATTGATTTCATAATCGTCATCATCTTCATCATCCATAGAAATTTCTTCGAAATCTTCCATCTCGTCATCCATTTCAATTTCAAACATAATCTCAGAATCATCATCAGATTCTTCAATTTCTAAATCAATATCATCAACCTCTTCTTCTTCTTCACCTAAAGAAATTTTATATTCAACGTCTTCGTTAGTGTCTTCTAAGTCAATCATATCACCGTCTTTTTTAACGATAATACCATCTTCTTCACCCATTGCTTTGAATACTTTTAAAATTTCCTCGTCAGAAGCCATTGTTAAATCAATTGGTTCTTCGTCATCCATATCCATAGATGTGAAATCGAACTCGTCATCAGAAGACATATCGTCCATATCGTCAGTATCTTCGATACCTTCAATATCTTCTAAATCATCTTCCATTTCGTCGTCCATTTCGTTATCATCTGAATCCTCGTCTCCCATATCTTCAATGTCGGTATCTAATTGTTCGTCAACCTCCATTGTAGTGTCGTCAAGGTCAGAATCGTCTTCAGTCTTTAAAGACTCTTTTACTAATTCGCTGATTTCTTGCTTCATAGTTGAAGCTAGTATTCCTTTTGCATTTTCAGCAACTACATTTTCCAAACTTTTCATTTGGATTAGTGCCTCTTCTACAAGATTTTGTTTTTCTGCCATTTTTGATTTTATTTGTATATAAATATTTCCAAATATCAAAAAAGATTAACTTAACGATATTGTTAAATTAAATTTTTTAAATTATTGGGTTTATTTTTTTATTTTTTTATAAAGTAACGTCAGATTTAAGTGTACAATACAACAAATATAAATATCTCCATAAACGAAAAAAGGAGGACTATTGTCCTCCTTTTAAATAATTTATTAATTGATTAGTCTTCAATAACCTCATCAATTTTACTTTCAGATACTGAAGTAATTCTCCAATCTTGGCTAAATGATTCGTATCTCTTGGTAACTTTTGCCTCAACATCTGTTACTGAAAAACCTTTAACCAATTTCTCTTCTCTGATTTTTTTGATTTTCCCTGTATTCTCATCAGGTAAATCGTACTGAATTTTTGCTACAAAATATTTTTCGTCCATAATAATTATTTTCCTAAATAATCGGATAATTTTTTCATTAAGTCAAGTGATTTGTTTCCTGAATTAACATTCATCCCTGTTGCTCTTGCCATTTGCATCTTTTTTTCCTCATCTAAATTCTCTTCATAGTTTGTTCTATCTTCAGGATTTAGAAATAAATAAGCTCCTGGTGTTGATGGGGATGAAACTAAATCAAAACAAATTAATTCAAAATCATCCTGTACTTCGTTTTGTTCACCTTTTTTTGCTAAGGAACCAACTCCTCTTGATGATATACCAAGAGTAACTCCTTGTCTTAGGTAATTTGCTGCCATATCCCCTTTACAAGATATAACACCTCTTTCGTGAAATCCTGGCGATGTTAATAATTTAATTTTACCCATTAAGATATTACCTTCCCACCAAATATCGGTAATTGAGTGGGATACTCTATCTAAGTCAATTAGTGATGATTCAGGGTGGTTTAGTTCTGATAATGCAGTACCTTTAGCAATCGCTTTCTTATAGTTGTCCGCTTCTCTTTTTAATATTCTTTCAGGATAGACTCTACCATTTCTATTCGGAGTGTTGTATTTTTGTAAAACCGCATAGAATTCAAACGGTTTTGAATAATCTAAAAAGTTTTTAGATTCTTTAATTATTTCCGAATTGTATTTGTCGTTTGGTGACACATATCCCGCATCCCATTCAATCAGTATTCCTTTACCTGTTTCGTTTGGTCCTAATATTTTCATTTTTTCTTTTCTAAATAAATATACCGTAATATGGATATAATATTTAAACCTTGTAAGTTTGTTTTTTAGTTAGTGTGAAATTAAACTCTTCATTTTTAATAAAATTACTTTTAATGATTTCATCAGATATTGATTTAATACTGTTTTTTAGTTCTAATGATTTGAAATCGTTATCGAGTTCTTTTAGGTATAGATAACATTCTAAATTTAAAAACGATTTTTTATTTAGTTGGATTCCGCTTGACCTCAGGTCCAAATCAACAATAAATTTGTCTTCAAAAATATTCGTATTTATTGACTCAAGGACCGAATGTTTTATTGACCTTGATAGGTTATTGACAACCCTGTTAGGAGATTCAATTTCAATTTTAGGCTCTGCCCAAGTTTGAATGTTTATGTAAATTGATTTTAAGTTTTTTGAATCTACTGTACCATAATTAACTTTGTAATTTCGGTACCCCGAAAGTTTTGCACTTTTCCCTTTTTTCATTTTTTCTCATATTGTATACTGTTTATGTTTAGTAAAAAAATACACAATATTTTGTGATTAGTCAAAATATTTTTATATTTGCAGATATTTGTAATTATGTTAATAGTAAAGATAGACCAAAAGACTCCAATTGAGAAAGCTCTTAAAACTTTAAAGAGTAAAGTTATTAAGACCAAACAAAATGAGATTTTAAGGGAGAGAAAAGAGTTTGTTAAAAAATCAGTTCAAAAAAGGACTATTAAGAAAAATGCTATTTTTAAACAAAAAATTAAAGACTCTCATTAAGATTCTTCAACTTTAATAATGACACTGAATCAATAGTGTCATTTTTTATTTTTAAAATAGTCTCATCAATTTTAACTTTAGTTTCACTATCTGAATTTTTAGATAATTTTTCTAATTTTTCAATGACTAATTCACTTAACACTTCGTATCTATTAGACACTTCTCCTTCAGATAATGTAGAATATTTTTTAATCTGTTCTAAGTCAGATTCATTTAGACTTTCTAAATAATTTTTAATTGTTGAATTAGCAACCTCAACCATTTTTTCTAAAGGAATATTGATACTTTCAGATTGTATTTCTTTTTTAGAAATAAGAGTATTAATAATACTTTGTCTACTTGTAACAATGTTCTCAATTACAAAAGTATTTTTATTCATTACACTATCAATATCTTTGTACTGATTTTCAGATGTAACATCTTTAGTCCAATCAATCAACTTAGAAAGTAATTTTTCAGTAATATTTAATCTTTGGTATATGTCAACACATTCCGATAAAAAGTCGTCGGCAAAATCTTTAGAAAAACCTTTCTCTTTAGATAATTCCTCATAAAGATGATAAGCCATATTAATTAGTTCGTTTTCTAAAACTAACTTTCTAAATGTTTTAATTTCCTTATTAAACGTATTAGTTTTATACGACTCAACTAATTTAGTTTCTATTTTAGATTTTAAGTGTCCAAATTCCATATCAATATTTTTATTAATAAATATCAACTATTTAGAAGTTTATCCAAAGCAACTCCCATTTCTCCTAAAGAGTTTCTTCCTTTAGATAAATCTATCACTTCTTCCTCAGTTAAAAAGTCATCACTTTCAAGAAGAATGTTAAGATTTTCTCTCTTAGATTCAGGTGTAATTCCAGCTGGTTCACCACCTATTGGTTCTTCAGTTGTTGGTGGTTCTTCTCCTCCTCCGATATCACTCATACCACCTAATGAAGATGGTGATTCACCACCTGTGTCCCCACCAGTTTCTGAACTTTGTGTTGTTCCTGTAGTACCACCACCGTACAATTTATCTACCGTATCAAATATACCCGTTTTAACGATAACTGTTGGTGTATCTGTTAATTCTTTACCAACTGCTCTTTCAAGTCTTTGTTGTTGTAAATCAAGTCTAATTTCCTCGTCAGAGAAACCAAGTACGTGTTTCTTAGCCCAAGATACTGATACAGGA